TATACAAAAACAAATGCATCTTAACAACTAAGAACGAAGGCACTAATGTTATTGTTAGTGTTGTAGAGGGCATCGACATAGACTTTTATGAAGATGTTTACTTACCATTTATACGACAAGAGGAGAAAAATATATGCGTATGATCGAAGGAATCCCACAGGTTGTAACTGGAATAGCTTACTATCCACACATCACTGTGCCTGTACCTAACTACGGTAAAACAGCAAACGGATATGAGATTAATCTGGCTGTATCGGATGAGATCTTTGAGCAGTTTAAGAATGCTAACTTTAATGTTGGTTTGTTTGAATCAGGTAGACGTAAGTATACCGAAGATAATGTTGTTCATTTTTACCAGTGGGAAAAGAACGCAAAGACAGGTAAAGAAAATGACAGACCTAAACTTGTAGACTCTGACATGGTAGAGATTACAGAAGGCCATCCTCTTTACGATGTTAAGATTGGGAACGGTTCTAAGGTAGCAGTACAGTGGAGGGCTGCAAACTATGGGCCAGAGAGACAGTACAAGAGAGCGGTTTTAGAAGCTGTTCAAATCCTGGAACTAGAAGAGTACAGCCCTTCTGGTGACGTAGCACTAGCATTTTAAGGAGATAATATGACTGAAGAAGTTCAAAAACCAGCGGCAGTATATCGTAATGAGGAAAAGGATTACGATGTATCTAAGCTAAGTCCTGAAGGGCAGCAAGCTTTTATGTTGTTAGCTCAGTTGCAGCAGAATGAATTACGTACAGCAGAGATTACTACTAATCATTACAAAGCAGCACAAGCTCATTACAATTCTGTAATAAAAGCTAACCTTTCAGATGATGCATTGATCGAGGAAGAAAACGTGGAGACATAGCTTATGGCTTTTGTAGAGACTCATAGGGACTGCCCCTCCTGTGGACACAAGGGATGCCTTGCTGTTAACGAGGACGGGAGTGCTAAGTGCTTCTCATGTGGTGACTACATTAAAGGATATACTGAGGGTAACATGGAAGCTAAACCAAGGCTCGTGAAAGATAACGTAACAATAAATCAAGGAGAAATAAATGCTCTGTCGGACAGATCTATCTCTGTTAATACTTGTAAAAAGTATGGAGTAAGATCTACAAAGAACTCTAACGGTGAAACAACTAGACACTTCTATCCCTACTTCAATGGTTCAGAAGAAGTTGCATACAAGACCAGAGTTGTGGAAGGCAAAGGCTTCTTAGCCTCTGGAAACATAACTGACTGTGGCTTGTTTGGACAGCAGATTGTAGGTGATAAGGGTGGAAAGTACATAACAATTACGGAGGGTGAGTGTGATGCTATGGCTGCTTATGAACTGCTAGGTTCTAAGTGGCCCGTAGTATCTGTAAAGAATGGTGCAGCAGGTGCAGAGAAAGATGTTAAAAACCAGATAGAATTTCTAGAAAAGTTTGACAACATCATCATCTGCTTTGATGCTGATAAACCTGGTCAAGAAGCAGCTAAGAAGGTAGCCAGATTGTTAAAGCCTAACAAGGCTAAGATAATGGTGATGCCTGATGGACATAAAGATGCCAATGATATGCTGCGTAACAATCAACATGGTTCTTATGTTAACTCTTGGTGGAATGCTAAAACATATACGCCAAGTGGAGTACTTAACGTCAGTGAAAACAGAGATAAGTTTCACAACAGAGCCAAGAAGAAATCTATTCCCTATCCTTGGGAAGGTCTTAACAGAAAGCTAGAAGGCTTGAGGCAGGGTGAACTAATAACCCTAGCAGGAGGTACTGGTCTAGGTAAGACTAGCGTAACTAGAGAACTGGAACACTGGCTTATAAAGAATACTGAAGATAACGTAGGCATCGTAGCCCTTGAAGAAGATTGGACTAGGACTGTTGACGGTATACTTAGTATTGAAGCTAATGCCAGACTCCATATTGATAGCGTCAGAGAAGGTTACTCCAAAGAAGAGTTGGAGATAATGTTTGATGATATGTTTATTGACAATGATAACAATGACAGGGTTTGGATACACGCACACTTCGGGTCTAACGACATCGATGGTATCTTCAGTAAGCTTCGTTATATGATCGTTGGATGTGAATGTAAGTGGGTTGTGTTAGATCACCTACATATGATGGTATCAGCTACCTTAGAAGGGGATGAAAGAAGATCAATAGACTCTATTATGACACGGCTTAGGAGCCTCGCAGAGGAGACAGGAGCAGGTCTTATACTAGTGTCGCACCTACGTAGGATAGATGGCAATAAAGGCCATGAGAAAGGCGTAGAGACTGATCTGAGCCACCTTAGAGGTAGTCAAAGTATCAGTCAGCTATCCGATTGTGTTATCACATTGGAGAGAAACTCTCAGGCTGACGATCCTAAGACTGCATCGACTACTCGTGTAAGGATTCTTAAATCTAGATACACTGGTGACGTTGGTATAGCTACTTATCTTTTCTACGATAAGGAAACTGGTAGATTAAATGAGATAGATGATACCGATATAAACTTTGAAACAGACCAGGACTTAGCATTCGAATGAAAATATTATTTGATATAGAAACTGATGGACTAGAATCGTCTGTCATCTGGTGCTTAGTTGCTCAAGAAATAGAGACAGGACAAGTCTGGAGCTTTGGCCCTGATAAAATAGAACGAGGTGTGCAGCTTTTAAACAGAGCTACGCAACTATCAGGCCATAACATAATCGGATTTGATATTCCTGTACTAGAGAGGCTGACTTCTTTTAAACTTAGAGATCAAGAGATAATAGATACCTTAGTGTTCTCTAGACTATTTAATCCTGTACGTGAAGGAGGCCATAGTCTTGCGGTATGGGGAGGTAAACTTGGTTGTGCTAAGATTGAATTTGAAGACTTCGATAAGTTCTCTGAGAGGATGCTAGACTACTGTAAACGTGATGTTGCTTTGAATGTTAAAGTGTACAAAGCTTTACAGAAAGAAGGTGCTGGCTTCTCAAGGGACTGTATGAATCTTTAATTAGATACAGCAAAGATCTTAAAGGATCAAGAGCAACACGGCTTTTACTTCGATGAATACAAAGCTAATATGCTTTTAGCACAGATGCGTGAGAAGATGTGTGAGACAGAAGCAGAGGTAGCAAAAGTATTTAAACCTAAGATAGATGAGCGGTTAATCTTTCGTAAGGAAAAGAAGAATGGCGAGGTATCTAAGCAAGGAGCTTGGGATAATCCTAGTGGTAAAGGAGTTAGATTATCTACTGAGGAGTATGAGTATCTTTCCCATCCACCTAACTTCAAGACTACGAGATCTACTGTTGTAGACTTCAACATTGGATCACGTAAACAGATAGGAGAATATCTTTTAGATTTTGGTTGGAAGCCTGAAGAGTTTACTGTTAATGGTAGGCCAGTTGTAAACGAGAAGACTCTATCTCAAATAACTGACATACCACAAGCAGAACTTATCAAAGACTTCTTGATGTACCAGAAGAGAGAAGCACAGATAAAATCCTGGCTTGAAGCAATTAAAGATGACTCCAGAGTTCATGGCTTTGTAATACCTAATGGTACTATCACAGGACGCATGACTCACCGTGAACCTAACATGGCACAGGTTCCTAGTTTAAGTTCTCCATACGGTGCTGAGTGTCGTAGGTGTTGGTCTGTTCCTAGTGGATACAGTCTTGTAGGTATAGATGCTAGTGGCTTAGAACTAAGGATGCTTGCACATTATATGGAAGACAAGGAGTATACAAATGAAATCATCAACGGTGACATTCACACAACTAATCAAAAGCTTGCAGGACTTGAATCAAGATCTCAGGCTAAGACTTTCATCTATGCCCTCCTATACGGAGCAGGAGATGAAAAGCTTGGGACTGTTTCTGGAGGCGGTAGAGAAGTTGGTAGTAGACTTAGAAAATCATTCTTCGATAATCTACCATCATTTACAGATCTTAAAAACAAAGTATCAAGAGCAGCTTCAAGAGGCTACCTCAAAGGGTTAGACGGTAGGAAACTCTTTGTTAGGTCTGAACATTCTGCGCTTAACACTTTACTACAGGGAGCAGGGGCTATCGTTATGAAGAAAGCTCTTGTGATATTCAATGAGTACATCGAAGACATGGATGCACACTTTGTCTGTAATGTACACGATGAATGGCAGGTAGAAGTGGAGAGTAGCCTAGCTGATGAAGTAGGTATGCTAGGTGTTAAAGCTATTAGAGAAGCTGGTGAATACTTTAATTTGAATTGTCCTCTTGATGGAGAATATAATGTCGGAAGTAATTGGGCAGAGACACACTGATAAAATACAGATAGATAGTATAGTTAATGACTCAAACGAAAATGGTGGTGGTTTTTATGTTAAATTTAAAGATGGTTCAGATATTCAATATGAACCCTGTAGTATTTTATTTAATGAGAAAAAGAAAACGCTTTGGATAAATGTTGATCCAGATGAGTTAGATATATGTTTTTTCCACGATAGATTTAATCTAGGGCATAACACTGACAATGAAACAGGAGCTTGGTTAGCATTAACTGACGGAAAATTATGTTACAATAAAGAGGTGGTTTCTAAACTACATACTTTTAAAGATGAAGATGCTTACAACGAAGAGGATCATTTAGGATGTCGTAACTGGCCTAACTGTGATACAGAGGGGTGTGGAGAGTGGTGAAAGAAGTTGAACAATTTGAAATGTTTGATGATGACCATTCTGATTTAGGTAATGGAGAAAAAAAATGTAATAAATGTAATACTCTTTTGCCTTTAAGTAGTTTTAGTCCACATTCAGGAGGCACTTATTTAAGACCAGAATGCAGAAAATGTAATAATGATTTAAGTAAAGTCAGAGAGTATTTAAAATCTGTACATTCTCCTCCTTCAAAAAATTATGCTTGTCCAATATGCCTTGGCTCAGAAGAAGATGTTAAAGGTAAAGGCAATACAAGAAATGGTTCTTGGGTTTTAGACCATTGTCACGAAACAGAATCTTTTAGAGGATGGTTATGTCACAAATGTAACAGAGCTTTAGGTGGTTTTGATGACAACATTGACATTTTAAAAAGAGCAATAAACTATTTAAAGGAAAACAAATGAAAGACTTAGATTATTTAGTAGAGGATATTTACGCCTTCATTGAAAGAGAAGAGGAGATAGATCCTAATCTTGTAGAAGACTTCGCAAGTAATCTACAGGATGCGTTGCTTCAATGGTCACAACCTAGGAAACAACGTAAAGGATTACGCATAAGTAATATCGGTAGACCTGCTAGACAGTTGTGGTACGAAGCTAGGCAAGAAGATACTGTTAAACTTAATGCGATAACTCGAATAAAATTTCTTTATGGTCATCTACTAGAAGAGCTACTACTCTTACTAGTAAAAGCTTCAGGACATAAAGTAACTGATGAGCAGAAAGAAGTAGAGGTTGATGGCATCAAGGGACATATGGACTGTAAAATAAATGGTGAAGTTATTGATATAAAAACTGCATCTAACTTTGCGTTCAAGAAGTTCTCTGAAGGAACTCTAGCTCAGAACGATACCTTCGGATACATGGCCCAGCTTGCAGGTTATGAAGCGGCTGAAGGTACATCTGATGGTGGCTTCTTAGCGATCAACAAAGAGTCAGGTGAACTTGCTTTATTTAGACCTGGTAATTTATCTAAACCTAATCCAGTAAATAAAATAAATAACTTAAAACAAGCTTTAGATCTTGACACACCTCCAGAGAAATGTTATACTCCTATACCTGAAGGTAAAAAAGGTAATGAAATTTTACCTCCCTCCTGTGTATACTGCTCATTCAAAAACGAATGCTGGTCTGATGCTAATAATGGTCATGGTCTAAGAGTGTTTAAGTACGCTCATGGGTTGAGGTATTTCACTAAAGTAGTATCACAACCTAAAGTATTGGAGCTAACATGAATACTAAGATAATGAAAAGAATAAACAGACACTCTGAAAATATTTTAATAGAATGGGTAAAGTCTCAGGTTCCTGAAGAAGAACAAGAAAAAGTTTCTATCGCAAATATAAAAGAGTTGTTACCTAGTGCAAAACATTTCTACGCCTATGGTCAAATACGACTGAGCTTTTACACTCTTAAATGGGCAAGGAAATGTATGAAGAAACTTTACAGTTTAGGTAAAGATATAGAAAGCATAACAGTAAAAGATCTAGAAGATTTTGTTAACAACACAAGAGAGCGATACAATTAGTACTAAGAAAAAAGCTGTTAGCGGTAAACGAAAACCAAGAGTACCTAGACCTAGAAAGATTGTAGCTCCTAACAATCATAAGTACGACTCTATATGGGAAGCTGTTCTACATGAATCAATATTAAAAGATTGGTATCAT